CTCGTATTCCTTACATTGAAGACTTTGTGTTTCAGGCAGGACTTAATGGTGCTCGCAAAGCTGTGGACATTATCAAACAAACAGCACAGGATACTAAAACACATGCTACTATCAAGTGGGACGGATCACCTGCTGTTATCTTTGGACGTGATAAAGATGGCAACTTTGTATTAACAGACAAAGCAGGCGCTACTGCGGTTGGCTATAATGGTCTAGCAACAAGCCCAGGAATGATGGACAAAATTCTAAAGCAGCGTGATGCTGCGGCAGCAAGCAAGGGCAAGCCAACAGACAGATCACAGTTAAGCAAAACTTATCAAGACATATGGCCTTACTTCGAAGCGGCTGTTCCCAAAAACTTCCGCGGCTACATGAAAGGTGACTTGTTGTATTTCCCTGAAAGTCCGTATGTTGAAGACGCTGGGAACTTGGTATTCCAACCAAACCAGCATGGCGGTATTCAGTATCGTATTCCATTAAGCAGTCCACTAGGACAAGAAATTGCAAAAAGTAAAGTGGGTATTGCAGTACACACCTACATGGATGACCCACATGATGTAGAGCAGTTTATTAGCAATCCGCAATCTAAACTTAAAAAAGTTCCTGGGCTAATGTTAACAGGTGCCACAGTTGATAACTTGGAAAACCTAAAGCTCAACAGAAAAATCATGAGCGAGTTAAGCAGTTACACTCGTGGCGAAAATGCACAAGCATTACAAGGCTTGTTAAATCCTGCTGAACTTCGTGCTGCACAGATTACTGATTTGCCTGCGCTAATGGAAAAATACATTAACAGCCTTAAAGGTACAGATTACTCTGAAGCAACACCAACTCACTTTGTTACTTGGTTGCAAACTACTGTAAACCCACGCAAATACAACAATATTGTAGAATACTTAAACAGCCCTAGATCTAATACACTGGGAATGAGCGTTGCATTTGCTACATGGAACAAATTACATGAACTCAAGATTGATCTACAGCGCCAGCTAGACCAACAGCAGCCCGGGCAAGAAGGTTGGGTGTTTAGTACCCCTGCTGGCCGTGCTAAAGTAGTCAGTAGAACAGCAGGCGGGTTTGCAGACCCTACCCGTAAAGCCGGGGCAACGAGCTAATTTTTTATCAATCGACTAAATAAAAGTAGAGTCAACGTACTCATATATTAGGAGAATTAAAAATGGCATATATCACAAGAGTTAATGGCGATGCACAACCAGTATTCGCACTAGACGTACAAAACGGTCCAGTTGCACCATCTACATCAACAGGTGGCGTTACAGGTACTGTACAACCTGCAGGTCCTAAGCTGGAGTTCTTCCGCTTGGTAGCTGCTAACAGCATGGCTACACAAAGCGGCGTAAACGAATTCGTTGCTAACGCTATCCAGGCTATTCAGCAAGTTTCTACAGTTGCTATGTATCAAGTTGATACTACAGCTTTGAGCGTTGCTGTTTACCCAGTTGGCGCATTTGCTAACACCACAGTAATGTTGAGCACTGCCAACGTTGCAGGTGAAGTTGGTACTAACCAATTCAGCTCATGCACAAACGCTGGCTTCAAGCTAACAACCTAATCGTTTAATACGTTTAGTAAAACAACCCCGGTTTATTCCGGGGTTTTTTATTGGCTGTTAAATAGCATGCTCATGAAAGTTCTATGCCGTACATTATTTGATATCACAGCCACTGGTGTTACCGGCCATTTCAAACCGTCACGAATACCATTTGCAGATGCAGCTGGTAGCATGATATACAACGAAACAGACTGGAATAGAGCACGTAATCAACAACGTAACTGGGAAACGCTAACCCAACTACTACAACTAAGAACACAAATATTTGACTTATCTACACCAGTTACTCTCAATGATAGTTGGCAGTTTGAATTCTCTACAGAAATCGAAAGTTTGTTTGCGGTTGGATCCGACGAGTTTGCAGTATTACACAGCGATTGTGATGGAGTTCCAATGCTAGCCGGACTAGGCGAAAAACATTTTTTAACATCATCCCTGGTTACTACCGGAGCCCAACAGAACATTTGGTTTGACACGTTGTCCATAAATAATTAACTATGGTTGATACTACTGACATTGAAAAAAAGAGCCTAGAAGCGCATGTTGAATTATGCGCCGAACGCTACAAGTTTCTCGAAGAGAAATTAGAATCCCTGGAAGAAAAAATGACGGGGTTAGCGCAGTCAATTGCCGCAGTTAAAAATACTGTAGAAGCAATGGCAACAAAAAATAACGATCGGTTAATTAACTGGGGTATCGGTATTATTGTCTCGTTACTCGGAGCACTAGCATGGCTACTCACACACTACGTGGTAAAATGACAAAAGAACATCAATTCGAACAACTAGTTCGTGAAGAATTCAAACACTTGCTACCAACAATTATCTGGCAAAGCGATGATGGTTGTTATGAAGTGTTTGATCGTTATAGTATTGTTTCAAATCCGCAAGGATACAAAGTATACATAAACGGTGACGAACAAGGGTATTTCCATAGCACACGTACTGCTATGTCTTGGTGCATTGCAGACAAGTACAAACAGTACAATTTAGCAAGAGAACTACTAACTATTGATAACATACTTGCAAATGTTACCAATGATCTCCATGTAAGAGTTGGCGTTGCCAACAAATGCAAGAACTCTCAAATGAGAGAAAACATAGAAACTAAATTAGAACCCAAAATTTTACAAAAACGAACACTTGAATATCAATTGAACAAATGTGTAAATAGGGCTAAATATCTACAGCAAAAAGGATTCGAAAATGAAACTAAAAGATTTGGCTCTGCCACAGCAAACAAAACAAACCGCTAAGGTGTTTGAGAGCTATTTTGGTCAAAATATTAATTTTGACGTTCTATCACGCCCACAAGTTCGCAACATGTTGCAACGTGTACGTGGTCTTATTAATGAACACAAACAAAACCCAGCTTTCCACCGTAGTGAACAAAACCCTGCTTACTTAAAACTAGTAATGCTAGAACAAGGTTTATCTTCTAAGCTACGTGAAGAAGCAATGATGCCTGGTGTCGCAACAGGTATGGCTCCTGGCGTTGCTGACCCGCAACAAAAAGCGTTAGCTGCTGCTCAACAACAGCAAAAGAAACGCGAAATTCAAGACTTGATCAAAGACAAGCAAGAAGAAATTCGACAGTTGCAAACTCAACTCAATAGCCCCATGGGCGAGAGCCGTCGTAGAATTCGCGAAGCTAGCGAAGTCAATCAAGCTCAAGTTGTTTTAGCAAGTAAAGACATGGTTGACCAAGTACAAAAGATGCTGGAACAAGTTACTGCATTGCAGTTCAAAGACTTGCCAGCACTTGTTGATCAAATCAACAACGAAGTTGGACAACAACAAGGTGCTCAATTCAATAATGATGCAAGTGCTGCCCTTGGCGGACTTGTACAAAATCTACAAGCATCCAAGCAACAATTAGAAGCTGCACTTGGCGTACTAACTGGTCAAGGTGCCCCTGCTAACGATATGGGACTCGGCAACATGGGCGGCGCTGCCGCTGACATTGGCGCAGCCGGTGCTGACTTAGAAGCCGGTGCTGACGATCTTGGCGCTGCTGAATTAGAAGCTGGTGCTGACGATCTTGAAGAACCTGACACACTTGGCGGTGCTGCATTAGGTCGCGGACGTAGATAATGTTAATTCGTGAAGTTCAAGAGAACCGCGGCAACAATCAAAAACTTGCAGCGCTAGCAGACTTTTTAGTCGGTCGTGCAGACGACACTAGCGCTCGCAAGGAGATTAGTAAACAAGCATTTATTGACCTAGCTCAAAGTTTAGGTGTAAACGTAACTGAAAATAATCTCCAAGAGATTATGAATCAAGGCCCTTTGCAAAGTGTACTAGAGCCGCTGGAACCAAACTCATCTGTTATTCGGTTCAAAGGCAACACAGAATCAGATTCTGAAATGAGTACCGATAATGCTGCTGACATTGTGGACCAAAACGCCAAAGCTGCCATGAAGCGCGGCATGAAATAACCAAAACAGTCAACTAACACTTGACTGTAGGCGTTAAGTATAGTATAATCCAATAAGGAGACGGCTATGAAATACGCAATTACAATCCTGTTATCAATTCTGACATTTAGTGCATCTGCACAACATCGTCACCACGGACATCATCACAACAACCATAATTGGGGATGGGTAGCCCCTGCACTAATTGGCGGTGCTATTGTGTATGGTGCAACTCGATCAGCGCCACAGCCGCCTCCAGTGGTATACCAACAACCTGCACTACCGCCGGCACCGTACGGTTACCACTATGAGCAAATTTTAGACGCTAACTGTAATTGTTATCGTTGGGTATTAATACAAGGGTAAAACATGGCATATTCAGAACAAGTAGTCGATCATTATGAGAATCCGCGCAACGTCGGAAAGTTTGATAAAAACGATTCGGATGTTGGCACCGGCATGGTGGGTGCGCCTGCATGCGGAGATGTAATGCAGTTACAAATTAAAGTACACGAAGGCATTATTACTGATGCTAGATTCAAAACTTATGGATGTGGCAGTGCAATTGCTAGTAGTTCCTTAATTACCGAAATGGTCAAAGGTATGACTCTTAGTCAAGCAGGCGGCATAAAAAATAGCGAAATTGCTGAAGAACTAGCATTACCTCCTGTCAAGATACATTGTAGCATTTTAGCCGAAGATGCTATCAAGGCCGCAGTAGAAGATTATCGCAAAAAGCATGATCTCTCTAACTGATACTGCCGCAAGAAAAATACAACAAACATTAGATCGTCGAGGACACGGTTTGGGCATAAGATTGGGTGTAAAAACTACAGGTTGCTCAGGGCTCGCTTATGTGTTAGAATATGTAGATAGCGCACAAGATGAAGATCAATGTTTTGATTGTTCTGGGTGCAAGGTATTTGTTGATCCTAAGTCATGTGTGTATCTTAATAATATGACAGTTGACTATGTACGCCAAGGACTCAACGAAGGTTTTCAATTTAACAATCCAAATGAACGTGACCGCTGTGGTTGCGGTGAAAGTTTTAGAGTATGAAAATACATCACGCTGACGTTACTGCACTAGCAGATTATGCCCGACATCTCAAAGGCTTGTCAGAAGCTGACAGATACACTCGCTTCTGTTATAATATCAAAGACGAAAATATTGATCGTTTTATATTGAGCATGCTGTATAACGCAGACGATCATCATTTGTTTACTGCTACCAAGGATGATGTAATTGTGGGGTTCGGTCACCTGGCCCGCGAAGGTGCTGACTGGGAACTAGCAGTAAGTGTTGATGGTAACTGTCAAGGGCAAGGTGTTGCTAACGGTATTATG